TGTTCAATTACAACAGTATCTCCAGAAGTAACAATAACTGTATTAGCACCTACAGCAATATCAGTATCAATATTAGCTATTGAATACCCTGGAATATCTACATAGTCACATATATAAGGAGAATTTAAATCTAGACTAGCTACACTAGCTGTATAAAATGCTTGTAGTGTAAGATCTAGCACTAGTTCTCTGTTGTATCTATTTATGTAGTTAGTTTCAGAGTAAGTGTCTGTATCATTATACAACCATCTAACTCTATTCTCTTTCTCATCATAAAAACCCTTACAGTTGTTCTTAGCTAAATCTGGAATCCCTAAGAATAAAGATTGAATACTAGCAAGAGAAATATTCTGAGCAGTAAATCTACCATTAATAGAATCTAGAGCTAAAGTATAAATACCAGCCTTAGACCAATAGATAAAACTACCATTAGTTTCTACAATAGATTTAGCATTAAGAATACCAGTACTTGAGATTTTACTTACTTGGAATGAGGTAGCAATAAAGCCACCAGTATCACCATATAACTCCCATATACCATTCTCAGCAAAGATAACAAGAGATGATTGAGATGCTACTATTTTAATAATGTTAGTAGCTTCAGGAATCTGAATAGTACCACCATCTGAAGCAATTAGATCATTAATGTTTTCATCAGTAGGATCTGCTTCTTGATAACAATTACCTAGTTTACCATTATCAGTAACTATCTGACTAAAGAATATATAACCAGAGTAGTTAGGAGATTTAGAATCACCACCTGTAATGTTAGAAGAAATACCTGAATAAAATACACGACTAGCATAAGAAGCTACTGTAGTAAATGTACCATTCTCATGATCAGTAGGTAACCCTGAAAGACCTGTAAGGGTAGCTCTTTGACTGCCTCTAGTAAAGGCATCAATAATGTGACTACCTCTAGATACTAAAGAGTTAGCTACAGAATTCTTTTGTAGTACTGAGGGTACATAGAATTCAAAAGAAGCACTAGCTGAGTTACCATCTTTACCTAGAGTCCAGATATCTGCATTACTTGGATAGAAACCAAGATCAGTGAATGTCTTATTAATAGCATCAGCACCTCCTACAGTCTCAATTCTAGGAGACCATCCTTGGTTGCGTAAGTTATACTTATGAAGGTTAGTTAAAGTGGTAGGACGCTCATCTATACCTAAGTTATCTGCTATACCCCAAATGTCTCTAGTAAGAATAGATACTTGAGCTTGAGTTACTGTATCAGTAGTAGGATTGTAAGTCAGAAGTATAGGTAAAGGTAAATCTTTAGATACTAAAACTAAACTATTATTGATAATAGAAGTTTCTAGATCACTATTAGCTAAACCACTTATAGTTAAAGCTGCACCACCATTTAATAGAGTTGCAGAAGGACTACTTGCAAGTAAGTCCATAAACCAAAGTTTATTATAAATACGAACTACACCTATAGAAACAGTAGAACTGCCTCCAGGAGATGTCCATTTATGAAAAGATTGTTTACCTGAAGCAAGAATAGACGTAGCAAAACCAGTAGATGTAAGAGCACCATAGTCCTCGTAGTCTACTCCTAGTCTTCTATATCTAGAACCTGTTCTATTAAGAACAAAGTTATCTTCGTCTATAGAAGCATTTTCAGGGAATGTAAGAGGACTAGCCTCTGTTATTATACCCTTAACAAAACTCCTGTAAACCTTTTCGGTAGCAGATGCCATTTAGTCTTCCTTGCTAGGAGCTACTTTACTTTTAGTTTGTTTAACTTCAACTACTTCTTCTTCTTTTTGTTTCACTTCTATAGGTTGTTTAGCTAAACCCTCAAGATAACCAACAATAGCTCTTGATGCAAATGCTTCTGAGGTATAGAAACCAGTAAGCTCTTGAGGTAACTCACCACCTGAACCAAACTGAATCTTAATGTGAGCTGTCTTAGGATCCCTTACGATTTGAATTTCTTTACCATTAGGAGTTGTATATGTTTTCATTTAGGCTTCTTTTTAGTTTGTTTAGGTTTCTTTTTCTTACTTACAGTAGACTTACTATACTTTTCTTTATTTATAAAAGAAGTATCAGTTGTTAACATTTACTTTCTCCCGTAGTTAGGGTATGAGATACCTCGTTTAATTCTCCAAGCTTCTTGACTCATCCTACGCTTTTGTGACATAGACGCTTGCTCTGCTTTAATATTAGGTAACTGTTTGAGTACAGCAAAACAATTAGACTTAGCTTCATTCAAAAGATAAGAGAACATTTGTACTGGTAGATCTGGAGTAAAAGTATCTAATAAAGAAAAGGTTACTGATCTTTTACCATAACATTGAGTCTTAGAGTTCTGTAATGCATTATCAACGTCAGAGTCATAAGAGTCAAACACAAGGTCTTCATCATTAAAGGAAGTAAAGTATTGAGGAGCTCTATCTGTAAATGCATTTATCTTCACTCCACTAGAATCAGTCTCTACTAGAATATTAGTAGCAGTACTATCTCTCTTATCTGTAATCTCAAGGAAAGCCTCAGGATCTTTATACAGAACTTTAGTTAACTTACTTTTAGTTTCACCTTGCTTAATTGCATTGTACTTTATCCACTCTAAATCAATTACTGTACTAGGTAACTTCATGAAGGTAGGTTTAGATGCTACACCACTAGGCTCTAACTGAAACAATTCTTTAAGCCAAGGATAATCCTTACCATCAATAATATTGTAGTAAGTAGACTTAATCATTTGAGCTACTTGTAAAGACTCTACGCTATCATTAATAGAGTTTACCTCATCAGAATCCATATCTGATAAGATGTCTTGTACAATCTCAAGAAGAGTCATTTTAGCCATATACTACTCCGATAACCTAAGTGCAGTTAAACCTGCTTCTCGTACAATAATTGCTGTGCCTGAAGAAGTAGCATCACCTGCTGCATGAACAGATAAAACATCATTAGCTGAAACAGTTACAATACCTGTAGCACATAGTGAGATTAAATCTGCACCATTAGTATATTTACTTACTTTAAGTATTCTTGATCCTGGAGTACCATTAATAGCATATTTAAAATTATATACTGTACCTGTAGCTACGGATGCTGTTGTAAAAGCAACCCAAAAGTTAACCATATAAGTACCAGCTTCTGTCAAAGTAATAGTACCATCTGTACCATTAATTGTAAGCCCTTTGTACTGACCTGCAGTCCATTCAGAACCTGGATCTAATTTAGCATATGCTGAACTAGCAGAAAGAGTTTGAGAGGTTACACCACCATCTATATACATATCAGCATACAACTTACCTGCTGGATATTGTAGGGTACCTGCACCTGCACCATTAGTTACATACACTTTATTAGCTACAGCTGTTAATGTACCTGCTGGCTTTTGATCTTGCCAACTACCACTACCAGTTCCATTAGCTACATATACTTGCTGTGTAAGAGCAGTAGAAGTACCTTTAGGTTCATGTATGTCTGGATCTGTAATTAATTTATGTTGTATCGTCATTTCTTTTCCTTAAAAAAAGGGAAGCCTCTGTCGTAGAAGCTCCCCTAGTCTATTACCTAGTTATTAAGGAGCAACTGGTAAGTATTGAACTACTAAACGAGCTTCGCCAGTTAGTAAGTCAGCTACTGAAGGAGTTACTACAACTTCACCAGCAGCAGCACCGATAGAAGCACCAACTAAGGCACCAGAACCAGTAATCAAACCTACAGCACCAATTGTATCTTGAGTAGCATTAGCAGCAGTTACCAAACCGTCTAGATCAATATCAGTACCATCAGCTTGCTCTAAACCTACTGTTAGATCAGTAGTAGTAGAAGTAGAAGTGAAAGCAGTAATGATTTCTAAACGAGCATTCAAAATCTTAGCGTAAGCTGGGATAGAATACTGAAGTTTATTAGTACCACCTGCAGGTAGATCGCTGTATGAGAATGTCCAAGCAGCTGTTTTAATTAGATCGTCATCTACTTGACCACCAAATTTCTGGTTAGTAGTACGAACACCATAGTGGTTTGCAACGCCACGTTTTGCATCAATTTCGAAAGTCATTTTATTTCCTTTTAATAATTAGATTTAAGATTTAGAGAAGAGGGTTACCTAAATAACCCCCTACCACTAATACTTAGTAAGTAGTACCACTAGTTAAGATAACACCTAGAGTATCTAAACGTTGAGCACCGAAGCCAAAACGTGAAGTTACTTGGAATTTATCAGCACGTTCTTCACTATCTCTCCAACCTTCTGTTACTGGGTTACGTCTCCATGCATGCATGATAGGTTTAGTGCTATCATCAGCAACACTCATAAATACGTTGGCAACGTCACCAATCTCAGCAGTATCATTAGCTAGACCATAAGCAGAAGCATTCAATGCCTCAGTAGCGGTTTTAACTGGCAAGTAGTTAGAAGTCCAGATATCAAAGCCCATGATGTTCTTAACGAATTTGTGATCACGAGAGAAACCTTCAGTAACGATACCTTCAAACATTGGGTTGTTTGATACGTTAACCAAGTTAGTCAAGCTATTTAAAGTAGCTTCAACGATTGGGTCAACAATAGCAATACGACCACCAGCAGGTACACCAGCTTTATCAAATGCTAGTTTCATAGCAATGAAATCTGATAGAGTCATAACACGAGTAGTAGCAGAAGCACCACCTGCAACCCAACGATGTGGACGACCATTTACTAAGTTTACGTTAGCTGCAGTTTGAGCAGTACCAGCTACGCCTAAGAAACGAGACTCATGGTTCTCACCTAGAGCACGAGTAGATTCCATAGCACGCATAGCCATCAATGAATCTACTTGTGAACCATCTTCACGTAGATCATCAGATACTTTCCAAGCATCACCAACGTAGTCAGTAATAGCTAAAGAGATAGTACCAGTATCAATTGGGTTAAATACTAATGGAGTATCTTCAGCTGCATCTTGAAGAGTTACAGTACCAACTGTTTTAATGTTAAGGTTTGTACCAGAACCGAAGTCAGATACATCTCTCCACATACCTTCAGGTAGTAAGTAGTCATGCAAGTTATCTAAAATAAATTGTGAGTATTGCTGTGCTTCAATAAAAGCAGTTGTGTTACTTGTTAATTGTGACATTTTGTTATTCCTTTTTGTTTAATTAAATATTAAGTATTTGCCGTTTGTTTAATCTTTTCGCCAGCTACTTTCCATGCAGATACCATATCTCTAGTTGTAGCTCCTTTAGGAACTCTAGATGTTAGATTAGCATTAGTTTGAGTATTACCTACACTTTGTGTATTAACAGTTCCCTGAGGGGTAGCTACAGGAGTAGACTGTTGGTTACCTAAACCAGCTAACTTTAGTACTGCTCCTGGGGAGCTTGCAGCTAAAGAGTTTAATTGCTGAACAGTTAAACCAGATTCCTTAGCAATAGTTAAATAAGCTTCTTCTGCTTTCTCTCCATACTTTTCAGTAAATTTAGAAACAACAGAACTAGCATTAGTTTTAGCTACTCTAAGTTTTTCTTTATTATCCAATGTTTGTTCAACAATTTGAGATAATCTATTTTGATCAAAGTCTACTGCCTGAGGTGGTGCCTCTCTAGTTAGTCCTGATCTCACTTCTTGAAGTAGTTCTTCAGTAGTAGCTCTCTTACTTAATTCTTCTTTTACATTAGCTAACTCAGTCTCTAAAGTCTGAATGTGCTTTTGTGCATGAGGTACAGATTTAAGTGCATCTTCTACTGATTGATACTTCTTACCCGCTCCAACTAACTCAGAAGCTTCTGTCGGAATCTGAAATTGTGGTGCTTGGTTTACTACTGGTTCTTGATTTTCAGGGGTCTGATTATCAAAAATATTTTCATTACTCACTTGCTTTCTCCTTGGTCAGGTATTGCATCTTTGAGCTTAGAATAAGCTCTTTGGATTCCTAATTGATAAGCTTGAAACTCAGACCAACTTGGCAAAGAGAAGTTATCTTCTGATAAAGTCTTACGTCTAGATAACTCAATCTGTTCTTCTAGATATTCTTTAAGTAAGATAAATACTTCTCTTTTAGTTAAATCTTTTGCTTTCTCTGATTTTAAATCCATAACTCTATTATAACATACAAATATACAAAAGTCAAGTCTTTTATTGAGGCATCAACATATCTTCTTCGACAGGAGTAGCCTGTTCTACTTGAAGAGTTTGTTGTACCTGATTAACTAACTTTTGAGTTTCAGCTTGCTCAAATACCGCTACGTTCTCTTGTATAAAGTCATATTGTTCAAAACCCATATACTCTTCAACCATTTGTGCCAAGCGTTTAGCAGAAACATGAGGAGCAATCTGTTGACCTATAGGACTATTAAATACACCTAATAGATTTTGTACTAGTTGAGCTCTTGCTGCAAAGTGTCTTGCACCAATAGGACGTAGTTTACCTTTAGCAGTAATATCATCTTTAGTAATAGATAAGAAGTCAGCTACACCTAAATCAGTATCAATTACTTTTGCTATCTCTACTAGATCAATGTTACGTCTAGCTAACTCTAACATAGAGTTGATTACTGGTTCTAGTAACTCTACTTCAAATTTATTTACCTTGTGTTGGAAGATTCTACCAGCAGCATTCTGAAGTTGTTGTACCTCAAAAGCAGTCTTTTCACCAGGAGATCTGATACCCATAGCTTCTTTAGGAGCACCTGCCATTTCTTCCATGATATTTAGTAAAGCTGCAATCTCATTGTTTACTTGGAAAGCAGCACTATTAGGAGCCATAGCTTCTACATCACCATCTTCTGGTATGTGAATAGTAGCTTCTGGACCCCATTCAAAGGGCTCTACATCACCTCTAATTTTTAGAGGGGGATGGATTGTTAGATCTAAAGCATCAGCCTTTAAGTTCTCTAA